TACGATATCGAAAACAACTACGAGGATACTGAAGAAGGTCTGGTAGAGTTTACTAAAGATATTGCTCAGAACATTGCAGAAGATCAAATCAATGAATTGTTTCAACAATTCCCTCTAGTTCAGAAACATCTTGACTTTGTAATGGCTGGTGGAGATTCAGAGAAATTCTTCCAAGCTTACAATCCTAACCTGGATTATAGCCAGTATGAGATTGACAAAGGAGATATTAGAACCCAAAAGGCTTTTGTATCTGAATACTTTAAGACTAAAGGGCATGACGAAGAGTTTATCAAAGACATGCTCGAAGATTACGAAGATTCAGGTAAGCTCTATGATAAAGCTACAATTGCTCAAAAGCAACTAGCTAATATTCAAAGAGAAGAAAGAGAAAGACTTGTAGAAGAGCAGAAGCAAATTCAAGCTCAAACTGCTAGGCAGCAACAAGAGTTTTGGGAGAATGTAGCTAATGTTATTGATGAGGGTAAAGAATTTGCTGGAATCCGTATCCCTGAGAAAGAAAAAGCAAAGTTTTTCGATTACATATCGGCCCCTATCAATAAGAGTGGAGCTACTAAAAGAGATGAAGATTATGCTAATGCCGAACTTGAAGTTAAACTAGCAGTTGACTATTTGATGTTCAAGGGCTTTAAGCTTAACGATATTATTAGCACTAAGGCTAAAACTGAAAGTGCTAAAAACCTTAAAGAGAAGTTGATTAACCAGCAAGAGAGGGTTAAGAACTACGGAAAGGTTGAAAAGAAATTAACGAAATTTGATCCAGACAAACTGGATATGAAGAGGCTGTTTGAATAAACTCAAACAACAATTAACTTTTAAAATTATATAGATCATGGCACTAATGCAAGTACTTAAGACCTACTATAATGATGCTCAAATGACTGACACTAACTCGTTGGTTAATGCACTTATGGAACGTCCAGCGGAGCTCTCTCCGATTATTACTCATTTGGCTGGTCGTGAGGAGAAAAAATTCCCGTTGTCTTTCTTGACAGAAGGTGTTGGTAATACTCGCTCAATTGACCGTTATGAGTACGAATACCGTGTGAAAACACACGAAATTAATGTTCGTCCTGTTATCTCAGCAGCTCCTGCAGCAGTTGTAGGTGCAGGAGGAGCACCTTTCACTCTTACTTTCCCTGATAAGTGGTTCATTTTCCCTTACACTTTGGTATCTCAGTCTGGTGCTCTTGTTCGTATTATGAACGAACCAGTAGCTGATGGTGCAGGTTGGAAATACACTTTGAAGATTGTATCTCCTGATACTCCTAATGTAACTGTTGCTGATTGTTCTCCAGGTGCCCTTTGGGGTATGTTGTATGCTAACGTGGGTATTGACTTCTCACGTGGTAATGCATCTAACTGGACTGCTCCAGGTCTTGTTCGTTCTAAGATTGGTACTGTACGTAAGTCTTACCACTTCTCTGGTAACGCTAAAGATTATGTAGCTCAGTTCGAATTGCCTTTGAAAGAAGGTTCTAAGACTAAGTTGTGGATGGATTACGAAGAGTACCGTCACATGCTTAAGTTTAAAGAAGAGTGTGAAATGTACTACTGGTATGGTCAGAAAACTCACGATGCATCTGGTACTTCTACTATGCTCGATGAAAACGGCCAACCTGTAATCTCAGGTCCTGGTTTGCTTGAGCAAATCATTAATAAGGACACTTACTCTACTCTTACTCAAGCTAAACTTGAGGAGACTATCGGTGATTTGTTCTATGGTATGACTGATGCAACTGATAAGCAAGTGACTTTGTACACTGGTATCGGTGGTGCTCGTGAATTTGACCGTGCACTTAAGTCTTACTACTCTGCTAATTCTTACCTTCAAACTACTCAGCCAACCTTTATCACTGGTTCTGGTCGTAATTTGGGTATTACTGGTTACTTCACTACTTATGAGCACGTAGATGGTCATAAAGTAAATGTAGTTAAGTCTCCTTTGTTTGATCACGGTCCTGTGGCTCAAGCTTCTAAGAAGCACCCAGTATCTGGTCTTCCACTCGAGTCTTATCGTATGGTGTTTGTTGACCAGTCTACTTATGATGGTGAGAATAACCTTCAGATGGTAAACAAAAAAGGTCGTGAAATGCTCCGTTGGTGTGTAGCAGGTTCAGTAGTTCCAAAAGGATTTACTGAAACTGACACTAGAGCTAGTGATATAGACGGTGCTTCTGTTCATATGTTGAAGACCGCTGGTATCTTGCTTCGTCGCTTCGATACTAGTTTGGACCTTCAATGTAATGCATCGTAATTTTTATTTGGTTTGCATTAAAAAGGGGGGTAACCATTCCCCCCTTTTAAACATAAAACCCTAGGTTATTCTTTCTCCTAGGCTTAACTAAAACAAAAAGAACACTATTATGGATAAAAAAATTTTTATTAGAAGAAAAGAGGTTCTAAACCACCTTCCAAAGGAGATTAGAGCTGGAGCTAAAGTTAAAATCGGATCTATTTTCGTAGATCGTCTCCCACTCAAAGGAGTAGATGGAGAAGAAGAAGCTAAATTATTGAAAGGAATTGTAGATGTTCCAGCAACTCACCAAGATTGGCCAGCAAAAACTAAAGACTTTTGGGCTAGCCTTAGCTTAAAAGTGCCTTTTGAGGGAGTTGAATTGAACATTGGTACCCATGATGATGGTACCCCAGTAAGTCCAATGGACTACATTTACTGGAAATGGTGCATGAAACATAGACAAGTAGCTATTTCTGAAGAAGAAATGAATACAGATCCAGCTAAAAAGTTCTATATTTATGACCCACAAAAGGACTTGTTGAAGAAGAACGAAAAGGTACAAGTTAAGAAAGATGCTGACAAGGAGTTTATCAAACTCAGTGGCAACATGGATAAGGTTAAAATGCTGACTAGAGTTCTTATGGGAACAGACCCAGAAAGACTTTCAGCTATTGAACTTGAGAATAACTTGTATGACTATAAAGAAAAGAATCCAGAAAGGTTTTTAAAATATAGTCTAGATGATAACCTTGAATTGAGAGCTGAAATTGAAACTATGGTTGAAAAGTCAGTTCTTCGTAAGATTGGAAACCAACTAATCTATGAAGATGAGACTATCGGAGAGGATATCAAAGATGCAATCGTATATTTCAAAAATAAGAAAAACTCAGGTCAAGTAAATATCATGAGAGCTAGACTCCAAGAAGTGATATAAATGACTGTAAACGAGATGCATATAGCTGTCAACCTGGGGGTGCAAAAACTTGCATCCTTTCAGGCTGACAACCTTCTACCTGAAGAAATTGACTATGAGCTAAATCTTGCTACTATGAGATTCATAAAGCAAAGATATAATCCTAGTTCTAATAGACAGGGTAAAGGCTTTGAACAGTCTCAGAAAAGGATAGATGATTTAAAGCATCTTGTTACTAGACAAGATGGTAGTACAATTAGTTATGGCTATTTATCTGATGGTTTAGGGAGATACATATATACTGGTAACTATAGCAACATATATGTAGATAGGTATACTCTTCCTCTAGATTATATGTTCCTAGTAAATATTACTGCAGAAGTATACTACAACTGCAACACTTCAATATTTACTAACTATATTCCTCAGAATCAAAGTATAAACATAGTTAAATTAGATCTTACTCCTCCAGAAAGAGGATTTTTTCTAACTCAAATAGAAAGATGGGATACCCCGTCTAATATGTTTATTCAAGTAACTAACACTCCATTAGGAGAGGAAATAACCAGAGATCTTCTAATTAATCAAAATACATACTTCAATATCCCAGGATTAAAAGTAGCAATAAATGATTTTAGAACTGGTAATTTAGATGATACTGCACAAGAAAGTGCTACTGTAGATAGCAATACAATATATCTACAAAAGATAACTCCATTTGATACAGATCCTGCTACAGGATACTATCTAAGATTAACATGGATAAATGCAAATGAGGGAATGTCTAATCCTATTTATCAGAGTATTAATACATTGGTTAACAGCCAAGATATGTTGCAAAGGACAGCTCCAACTGCATCTAAAAGATTGAGTTTTTGTAAATATGCACAACATGATGATATTATTATTATGATGGAAGATCCATTTAATATCACAGATTACAGAGCTCCTATCTATACAATAAGAGAAAATTATATAGATCTGCATACGGATGACACTTTTGTTATCCCCACAGTATTTATTAACTATATTAGAAAGCCAAAAGACATATCATTAACCACAGGAACAGGATGTGAACTCCCTATCCATACCCATGATGAGATTGTTGAAATGGCTGTAAAGAGCATACTTGAGGGCATTGAGTCCCAAAGGTATCAGTCACAATCAATGGAAACATTTGAAAGTGAATAACTAAAATCAATGTTTAACGCCTAAATTAATTAAAAATGGCACCTCAAAATTTAAATCAGGTATTTGTAGTAAATAATCCTGATATGATTTCTACGACTACTTTTGCTAACAATGCTGCAGCAAACGTATCGCAGTTTTCAGTATGGAATGTAGATTCTTCTACAAACTTTGTTACAGCACTTCGTACCGCTGGAGTTTGGAATGCAAAAAGAATTCAAATTCTCCAAACTATGCCTAGTGGTAATCCTATTGCTACTCCAATCATTGATACTGACCTTATCAAAAGAATCAACTATCGTGAATGGACTTCTGTAGTTCCAACAACTGCTACTCAAACTGTAGATTTTGGAGCTACTTCTACTAAAAGTGTTATGATTCGTATTGCACTTCGTACTGCTCCTACTGCTTATGAGCACTATGTAGATCCTACCGATGGTACTTTGGATTTAAGTGGTGGTGGTTATGCTTTCCCATTAGTTGGAAACTTTTCCGCAGGTCGTATGATTTTCAATGTTGAACTTGCTGCTGGTAGTGAAACTGCTCTTACTACTGCCCTTACTTCTGCAATTGCTAACAACAAAACATTGAATGCAATTTTTAGTGCTACAGACAATGGAGCTTCAGGATGTGCAATTACTGCTCGTCACTATGGAGTTGAATTCGATGTTACATCTAATTACTCAGATGGTACAGGTGCTTTTGGTACAGTAACCGCTTCTCGCACTAATGCTTCTAGCAACTATGTACAAGCTTTGTCTGCTGAAAAAGCTCAACGTGCTCGCTACGGTAACTTCAACCGTATGTACTTCCCATTCAACTTCCCAACTTTTGCTCAAGCTGGTTACAAGTATGATGTACTTGAAATTCAGTATGAACACGATTGGCCAAGTTCTACAGGAATTGCTCGTGCAGGAGAATTGAATACTGTTAAAATTTACTTTGGAGCTAGTAGCACTGCTCTTGCTTACGCTGCAGCTGCTACTGGTACTGAAGTAGCTACAGTATTTGGATTTACTGGTGGTACTGATTCAGAGCAGATATTCTAATCTAATTAAATTGAAAAGTAGGGGAGCAATCCCCTACTTTTTCTTATCTTTACAAAAACTATAAGCTAATGCCAGCTGTAATTGAATCAGTAACTATTTCTCCAGATTCTAAGAATCTAACAGCCATAGTAAGTGGAATTCCTACAAGTGATTCTCTTACTTATTATAATTATACTACTGGAACTACTGAACCAAGTGGCACTATTGCTTCTGATGCAAGTGATGTATTAACTTGGAGCTTATCATCCGTAGCAGTAGGTGAAGATTTTAATGGGGTTATAAGCATAACTTTAAGTACTGGAGAAACTGGATATGCAGTAGGAACTGCAGAAATAGATTGTTGTATAGCAGGATTGGTAGAAAGAGCAATTGCCTGCACATGTCAATGTGATAGATGTGATGAAGATTTAAGAACTGCACAAAAGATAAACCTACTTATACAAGGTTCTAAACATGCAGCATTTAGTTCTGCTAATATTAAAGATTCTATTAATAAATATAATAAAGCTAAAAGCTTTTGCACTGAAACATGTGCATGTGGCTGTTAATACAATAACTAATGGCTGAAATTTGTAGAGTTTGTGGAACTGAAGGAACAACTACTCCATGTGATGGAGCAGTGATAAGTGTATATGATGGCTCTGTAAGACAAACTTTTGAAGTAATACCAAATATAAGGCTATCAGAGGATGGATCTACTTATATATATTACTTCTCATATACTAGTTACGAAGGAACTTTTTATTTTTCAATATTTTCTAGAGACTCAGGTGCAAATTGGCAATTTATTCAAGATAGTAATCAAGTTGTAGGATCTACTGCCCCAGGAGTTGGAGTAGCAGTATGTGCCCCAGAAACAGGTTGGGTTTCAACGGGGGCTTTAAAGATGTCTGTAACTGGGATAGAAAATAGACTTATCCCTATAGATTCTGGAAATCCTATATTAGATTGTAATACATCAGTAGATGTACCAATTGTAGCAAATAAACTAGATTATAGTACAGTACTAGAAAATCTTAAGAGCTGTTTTAATACTAAAGTTACTGCATACTATAACAAAATTACTGGTGGTGTACCATGTAGTGACTTAGAATTAACTAAAATGGAATTAATTCTAAGTCTATTACAAAAAAAGAATTGTGACTCTAGAGCTCTTAACTGTATTTATAATAGAACATCCACTCCAGGAGTGTCATTTGATGATATAGAAACTTTGCCTACAGTAAGTAATGTTCTTTTGCAACCGAGCAAAATAGACGTACTTGGTAACTTCTTAAACTACATAGGTTACCAAATAATAGTAACTAGAGGAACAGAACAATTAACTCATACTATAACGGATGGAGAGTATTTAATAGGAAGTGCTACTACTAGATTTACAATATATCCTAGTGTAACAGGAACTGCATACTCATCAAATGCTGCTACATTTGTAACTCCTACTTATACTCCTACAACCTACTTAGAAACATTCTTAAACTTTGCAAATAAATACTGTGCAGACTGTATAGTAAGTTTAACAGCAACATCTACAGTTACTAGAGGTGTAGCCCCATCAACAGTAACAGTTAATCCTAGTACTATATATCTTACTAAAGAAGGAACTGCTACATCTAATGTAACACTACTTTTAGAGAGTGAATTTCCAATAAATTTAATATAAAGACATGTCTACTATTTCGTCGTTAAATACGTTAGTTAAATCAAGTGTAGTAAGTACAGACTACTTACTAGTAGCTAGAACTAGTCCAACAGGTAATAATAAGTTTGTACTTCAAGATTTATTTCCTAGTGTGAATACAGTAGGTACGTCTAGTGAAAGTCTTGTAATAAACATAACTGATAAAAATACTATTAACTTTAAGGGAATCAAATCTCTTAGCAACTTGCTAACAGTTGCAACTTCTAGTAATAATATTACTTTACAAGTTAATCCAGCAAACATTGATTTATCTACTTGTAATAACACTACATCTGCATTTTTAAGTTCAGTAAGCTTAACTACTAATGTAACTGGAACATTGCCAGTAGCTAATGGTGGTACAGGTGCAACTACATTAGCTATTAACTCATTAATTGTAGGTAATGGATCTGCAGCTCTTAGTGCTTTAGGGGCCGCAACTAATGGACAAATTCCAATTGGAAGAACTGGTCTTGGTCCTATTTTAGGAACACTTACAGCAGGTTCAAATATTACTGTTACTAATGGAGTAGGAACAATTACTATTGCAGCTACCGTATCTACAGCTAGTGCTAACTTTAATGTAAATGGATATAACATTTACGGAGCTACATGGATTAGTGGGGATGGTTCTAACGAAGGTATCAACATTAATTCTAGTGGTAGAGTATTTATAGGGGCCACTACTCCTGGAACTACATTCCATACAGGAGATCTTAACATTAATCAGGATATTTACCTTAATGGAACTACTCCACAAGTAATACAAGGATCAAATGTAATTGCCCCATCAAGTCTTAGCCTTATTGCTGCATCAGCTACAGCTGCTAATGCAGGTGGTACTTTATATCTAAGAGGTGGCAATTCAGTAGGTATTAACCAAGGTGGATCTGTAATATTTAATGCTGGTAACCATGATGGTACTGGTTCTTCTGGTGACTTTGAATTCTTTGGAAATAATGCCTCGGCAGTATCTCAGAGAATACTTACTCTTAAAGGAACTAGTAGATATGTAGGTATTACTAATGCATCTCCATCGGCTCCACTTGATATTAAGCAAGATGATTCCGCAGCAAATATTCCAGTTTTAGAGCTTGAACAACTTGATACTGGAGAATCTTTTATTAACTTTGTCGGTACTAGTGGTGCAGCTAGTGCTAATTCAGTTTCTAGTTCAACAGCAATTCTTGGTAACAAAGTTGGGGCAATCCAAATTAAAGTTAACGGAGTTGCTAGATGGATTAGACTTTATGACTCAGCAGAATAATTTTTATAAATAAACCAAATAATCATGATCAATTCAAAAGAAAAGTATGGTGCATTTGTCACCGCTACTAACAGAGAATTTTTAAACATTTTTAAAACCCTTAGTGATACAAGATCAGTAAAGGGAGTTAACTATGCTAAGGCAGTTATCAAGAATCTGCAAGTTATTAAAGAGCACTTGCAGCCTATTGAAGAAATGGCTTTGCCATCTGAGGAGTTCATTGAACTTTCTGTAAAAGCCCAAGAGTTTATTAATAAAGAAGACTCTGAAGGTCTCCAAAAGTTTGAAGGGGAAAACCAAGAACTGATTGAGAAAAGAAAGAAGCAAATGGATGAAGTCAATGCAAAGCTTGATGAGATAGCCACGGTAGAGCTTGTATTGATTGATGAAAAAGTTTTACCAGAGGATATCTCAGCTGAGCAAATTGAAGCTCTGATGAAGATCATCCAATGACAATAAAGAAGCTTGTTGAAGAACTAAAAGTTAGACCAGGTTACTTAAAAAGTAGCCCAACCAGAGTAGCATCTAGATTTAAAGTATCTGTTGATGTTGCTATAAGAGCTATCAGGGAGGCTAAGCAACTAGGAAAAACAGTTGACAGTCTCCCTGATTTAGCTAATTCAAATAGTAATTACAATGTAATTACAGAATTTGAACAGTATTTAATTAAGAATCAGATCTCAAAGGAGGATGTATCCTCAGTTAAGTTCTGGCAGACAATGGGAGGAGAGCAACGGTTCTCCGTCGTAACTAAATCTGGATTATCTATTGAAGAGGTTAAAAAGGAGATAGAAGAGTTTGCAGCAAACTATAGCCCAAAAGTATTTAAGCAGACTCCTCCACCAAACTCAAAAGATGCAGTAGCTTACGAAATATCCCTACCTGACATACATTACGGAAAACTTACAGATCTTTCTATTGAAGGAATGGAGGTTCAATTCTTAGACACCATACAGAGTCTAATGAATAAAGCCAAAGGTTTAAACATCCAGAAAATTATTCTTCCTATAGGGAATGATGGATTGAATTCAGAAGGTTTAAGAATGACCACAACCAAAGGAACTCCACAGCATGATGCTATAGGGTGGAGAGAAACCTTCAGAGGATACTGTGAATTAGTTATTAGAGGTATTGACTATCTTAAAAAGTTTGCACCCGTAGATGTTATTGTAGTATCAGGGAATCACGACTTTGAAAGAATGTTTTATGCAGGGGACTTTATAAAAGGCTGGTATAGAAATGACAAAAATGTCACAGTTAATAACAGCAGTGCAAGTAGGAAGTATATAGAATTTGGGGTAAACATGATAATGTATACTCATGGAGATAAAGAAAAAGCTTCTGAAATGCCTTTAATTATGGCAACTGAGAAACCAGAGATGTTTGCCAGATGCCCAGTTAGAGAAGTACATTGTGGCCATTTGCATAAAGAAATGGTAAACGAGTATAGGGGAGTTAAAGTAAGATTTATCCCCTCCATTTGTGCTAATGATGACTGGCACAAAACTATGGGATACGAGTCATTAAGAGTAGCTCAAGGATACATTTGGAGTTACGAGAATGGCTTAGAGGGATATCTGCAAAGTAACGTGAAATGATTAACTACAATAACGATACTGACGATGATGATTTTGAAAGATCTATGGATGAATTCCTAGAGAAGGTTGCATCTATAGACTCTTGCTATAATAATGGATATAAGCTTATTACTAACAAAAGAACTCTAGCAGAGTTAACTGAAGAGAAACTTGTAGTAATATTCCCCTTTAATCCAAGACAAAGAGAATCATTCTTGAAAGTAGCTGATCTAATGATTAACTACTTTGCAAGTACGGAGGAATATGAAAAGTGTGCAGACTTAGTAAAAGTAAAAAAAGAGATAGAAAATAGTAATAGTAACTAATACTGTAAGTAATGACATTAGATGAGATTGCATATAACCTGCTGAATGCCTTTAGAGGAGGTAGATCATCGCAGGATGAGAATATCTCTTTAGACCAAATTAAGTTTAACATTAGGCACTATCGTGCTGTATTCATTCGTAGAGACTATGCTCGTAATGGATTAATTACTAGACACCTAGAGCAAGACTTAAGATGTGTACAACTAGAGAAAGTTGACATGTCTAAGTGCTGTAACATCACTCTTGACTGTCCTGCTTATAGAACAGTTAAGAAAATTCCAAGAACTGTACGATTTAACTTTGAAGAAGCTATCACCTATGTGGGAGATATCACTGGTACTAATAGATACCAAATGATTAGACCTTACGAGGTGCCTTTCATTGCATCAGATAAGTTTACTAAAAATAATCCTAAAGCTTATATGATTGAGGATTATCTTTATATCCTCAATAACAAAGGAGCTGACTATGTCAACATTAGAGGTGTGTTCGAATCTCCTGAAGAGGCTTCTACTTTTAGTGATTGTTCTGGTGTTCCTTGTTATACAGATGCTTCCCAGTTTCCTATGCCTATGGATATGGTACAGGCTATTACTCAGGGAATGATGTCTGGAGAACTTAGACTTTTGGCTGGTACTTTACCAGATATAACTACAGATAGAATGCAAGATGCAAGCCCAAACATACCAAATACTCAAGCACCTCAACATCCACAACAGATATAACAATGGCTAAATCACCTGCTTGGCAACGTAAAGCTGGCAAAAATCCTAAAGGAGGATTGAATGCCAAAGGAAGAGCTTCTTATAGAGCAGCTAATCCTGGTTCTAAACTAAGTGCCCCACAACCTGGAGGAGGAAAAAGACGAGATTCATTCTGCAATAGAATGTGTGGAATGAAACGTAGACTGACTAGTGCAGCTACTGCTAATGATCCTAATTCACGAATTAACAAATCCCTCAGAGTTTGGAGATGTGGGAGTTGTTCAAACTGGTAAACTATGAAAAACTTTGATATAGACGAGATGACAAATCAATTAGAATGGATTGGCTTAAATGCTATATGGGCAGGGTGGACTTGGGCAATGCTAACTAACTCTATAACTTGGATATTAGGATTTATAGGAGCAATTACCCTTATTTGGTTTAACATAGAACGTGCTTTGACTGCTAGAAAACAAAGAGCCATGTTCGATAAAAAATTACACGACAATGAAGAAAATGCTTAAAAGAGCTGATGGCTCTAAAAGTCAAAGAGGTCTCTGGGATAACATCAGAGCTAAAGCCGCAGCTAATAAAAAAGCTGGGAAGAAAGGTAAAGCTCCTAGTAAAGATATGCTTGAGCAAGAAGCTAAGATTAAAGCTGAGATGAAGATGGGAGGTGACTGGATGCAAGGTTCTAAAGAGCTTAAGTTTGGTGGACCTACTAAATACCAAACTGGTACTTTTCAAGAAGAGGTTGCTACCACTCCAACTCCTACTTATACTAAGTTTACTGTTACTCCAACAGAACCTGAGAAGAAAGAAAAAGTAAAACTATCAGGAGAATCTAGAGGTGGTAGAATAGCTGGATCTGGTTCAAACTTTGGGCAAAAAGATATATGTGTAGGAAAAGGTTGTGATAAAGTAATAGCTGCAGGTTCTAATGATGCAGGCTACCAAGGTAAAGGAGCACCAGGTTTGAGTATGAGACCTACAGTTGCTAGAAGTAGAAAATCTAATCAAACTGAAGAAGAAAAATTAGCTGGATTAGAAAATCGAGCTAAGTATGCAGCAGAAGGAGAAGCTAGGATGGCACAGAAAAAAGCTGAAAGAGAAGCTAGAGCTGCAGCAGCTGCTCCTGCTGAAGTAAAGTATGACTTTAAACGAATCTATGCAATGGATCCAGCAGATCCTAATGCTAAACAGAAAACTGGTGGTAAAAGAAAATATAATAAGAAATAATACTATGAAACCAATGTATAAGAAGGGAGGTAAATCTCCCAAGAAAATGAGAGAGTCTTGGATGGAAGAATCCAAAGAAGTTCACTTTGGCAATAAGCCTAAGAAGATGAAAACTGCTGGATTCCCTGACCTTAACAAAGATGGTAAAACTACTTTTGCTGATGTTCTGAAAGGCAGAGGAGTTCAAATGAAGAAGTCTGGTGGTAAGTCTATGAAGCCAGGTGGTGGTGGAAGATTTGCTGCTATGGTTGGTAAACTTAAAGGCCAAGGTAAATCAGAAGATTCTGCTAAGGCTATTGCTGCTTCTATCGGAAGAAAGAAGTACGGTAAGTCTAAGTTCCAAGCTATGGCTGCTGCTGGAAAGTCTAAGAAACAAACTGGAGGTCCTGAAGAAGAGACAGATAGAGCTAGCAGAGTTCAAGCCCGTGCTGAAAAAGTAATGGGTAAAGCAAAAGCTTCATGGACTAAAGCTGAAGCTACTAAGTCATTTGATAAGACTAAGGAAGCAAAGAACTTTGCTCAAGATGAATTCGGAATGAATGCAGCTAGAAAAGCTAACCAGTTGTATAACAGAGCTGAACGTCAAGAGAAAAGAGCAGAGAAACTTATGGAAAAATCTCAGTATCTAAAAGCTTCTAAGCCATCTAAACAGAAGATGGGTGGTAAAAAGAAATGTTAATTTGAATGCAAACCAAATCACATACAATTAGAGCTATATACAAGACCTACTCAAATGATGTTGACAGTGAAATAGAATACAGAGCTTTTGCTGATATATGCTCAGAGTTTAACATCTTGTTATTCGATGAGTTGCTGCTAGGATATGAGTTTAACATGCAGAGTAACCTAGGGACTATATCAGTTAGAAGAGTAGACAGAGATCCAAGAAAACTACAAATTGACTGGGGAGAAACTACTAAGTATAAACAAGAACTGATTGACAAAGGAGTAGAACTTTACGATAGCAAGACAGGAGAGGGAGAGAAATGGCACATTTACTATACTGATAAGTATTACTGTAAATACCATTGGACGAAGCATAGAGCTAAGATTAAAAATAAAACGGCCTATAGGTTTGATGCCACTCGTGGAGTAAAGGGAAATAAGGAAAAGCTTATAGCCCTTTTACAAAGTGATGATATGGCTTATCTAAGGTTTAAAAAGTACATTCCTTTTAAATATAAAAACAATGGTGTATAAACTGGCATCTAGCAAGACTATCATTAGAAAAGTTATGAGGGACTTAAAACCTCCTGGAGATAACTGGATTGATGATGCAGTAGAATGGATGGGGGAGGCACTCGAGCATATTGGTTCTGCTCCCCAACTTAGTCAAAAAGGATGTGTACTTACTGTAAGTAACTTTAAAGCATTGATGCCTACGGATTTGTATTACATCAATCAAGTGGCAGTTAACAATGCAGTTAATCCATCAGTAGCTGTAGAGCTTACCGAATTACTAGAAAAAGTAGACACTCTTAATGCTCAGATACTAGCTGACCCAAATGATAGCATTTCATTTAACTACCAACTTAGGGACTTAAATGCTAGAATAGTAGTTCTTGAGAACTTGTATATGAATTCAGGGCAACCACTAACTCCTCTTCAATATGGTACAGGGACATTCCCTGCTGGTATGGACTGTGAGGATTGTCAGAATATGTATGGAATAACTAAGCCTAGTTATACAGTTGATGGGGATTACATTAAAACTTCATTCCAAGATGGTGCTGTATGCTTGAGTTACACAGCATTTCCAGTGGATGAAGATTGCTTCCCAATGGTTCCAGATGATATCAGCTTTAAAGAAGCTATGTTCTGGTACATATATAAGCAGATGCTTATGGGGGGATACACACCTTCTATGAATGGTATTGACTATGACTTTGCTGATGCTAAGTGGAAGTTCTACTGTTCACAAGCTAGAAACCAATCTAACTTCCCAAGCATTGATAAGTACGAATCATTCATGAATCAGTGGGTTCGTCTTGTCCCTAACTTGAACAGACATGCTAACTTCTTTGAGAACCTTGGCACTCGTGAGACTTTAGATAGAGGAAGATATACTAATTACGGAATTCTTTAAGATTAAACTATGGCAGAGAGTTTAAAGTTTTTAAAAGGTATGTATAAAGATTCTGGGAGGATAGACCAACCAGATAATACTTATAGAGACGCTATCAATCTTATTATTGATGATAAAAAGAATTTAATAGCTAATGAGTATGGCACTGATTATATAGGTGATCTTATATATACCTACTATGATAATACTAATAATAGAGTAGATATAGACTTAAATCCAATAGGAGTTATTAAATTAGATGATAATAGTCTTATTGTATTTGCTACTAATATAAAAGTATATACTGGTGGATCAGTAGGATCTATAACAAACCCTTACTCTATATTTTCTGCAATATTTAAAGTAAATCCTACTTCTAAATCAGTAACTTTATTATATATTACAATAGGATTGGCAAATCCTTCTGGTGTTATTACTAGACCCTTTTCTAGAGATCACTTAAATTTTGACGTAAAATATCCAATAAGTGGAGAGTATAGACTTTCACCTAGTGGAGACATTCTTATATATTTTACAGATAATAGATATAGTATTATTACTGATCCTTCTACAGGAATAGAATATGTAGAAAGTTACAATCCACCTAGAGTATTTAATATTACTAGGCAAGAAGCAGCTTTAGCTTTAAATCCAGATCCATTGATTTTATATGGGGATATTATTAAAACCTGTATAATTTTAAATGTATTTATGGAGACCCCTAAAATTCCTGAACTAGGTAATGTTCAAATTTTACCTGGAGGAGCTTTAGAGGTAGGTGCTTATTACTTAGGATTAGCTTATGCTGACGTAGATCTTACTGAAACTAATATAGTAACTGTATTCAATCCAGTATATATTGTACCAAATCCAGAGCAAACAGTTCCTTATGAAATGATATCTGGGGGACCAATAGGAACTCAAACTAATAAACTAATAGTATGGGATTTAGGGAATAGTGTAAAATATACACAATATGAGTATGTAGTTCCGTACATCATAAAATTCAGTGGTACTTCTTTACTAGCCTATAAGCTAAATGAAATTAGAACTGGTAGTCAGTGTAAGATAATTTACACTGGATTAGAAAAAGCACAAGGATCCTCTCCAAGTGAAGTAGTTCTTGATAAAGTAAAATACTTAGCAGCAAAGTCAATTACACAGTTAGATAACAAACTGTATATGGCTAACATAGTTGGTAGAAAAGATATAGGCTATCAACGATTTGCCAATAATATTAAACTAGAAACTATAATAAGAGAAGTTACACTATTTGATCCAAGACACTTTGATATCTTCAACTTAAATGATGGATATGCTAAAATGGTGTTCCCAGATCAACCAGCTTTTTCTGATAATAATAGACTCACTGGAACTTGGCCTAAGTTTGCATGGCTATCTACAAGAGAGGGTTTAACTGACTCCTATATTAATGATGTAATTAGACCCTTACAAAACCAAAATGCTGGAGTAACCCAAAATGTATCTACAAATGGGTATAGAAATACATATTTTAATACTTTCTTAAAAGGATACAGAAGAGGAGAAGTTTATGCATTCTACATATCATTTGTTCTAAAAGATGGAAGTGAAACTTACGCATATCATATTCCTGGAAGACGGCATATAGGAGTGGAGGAAATAAGCATACTAACTACTAATCTAAATGTAGGTATTGGAGATCAAGATGATTCTTATGTATTTAAACCTCAAGAAATATATGCTAGAGATCCAAATCCATATGCTTTTCAATATATAGATACAAGTTTACCATTTCCATCTGAAATAAATATTGCAGGTTTACAAAAAACTACTGGATACTGGATGAATCTTAATGAGACATATCCAGACTCTTCAGATTTTGATGTGTGGAGTGTAGATAGTACTGGTAATGGATACCAAATTAGTAGTGAGAAAAATAATAGTGTTAGGCATCATAAAATGCCATCTAATCATAACTCTTCAAGAGGATATATTCAACCTAATTCTGACTTTAGTAGTCCTACAGGAAACCCAATTGATGGATTGCAAGTAAGCAGACAATCTGTTGATATAAAAGAAAAAGTACGTATTTTAGGAATAAGGTTAAGTGACATACGAATACCTAAGTTTATACTACAACAAGTACAAGGATATAAAGTATACTATGCTAAAAGAACTCAGGGGAATAAAACTATTCTAGGACAAAGTGGGGCTCATCCAGCTACTCCTTACTTAGCTGCTAATTTAAATAATACCAGAGCTAAAGCATCTGCTGGACCTTTCTATAATATATGGTTATTAGAAGGACATCATAAGATTGGTGGTGTTCATACAACTGATGCTTTATGGGTACCATTCATAGGAAGTACAGGCCAGTCTAGTGTTAGACCTGGACAGTATCTTGCACAACCTGTAATAAAGTTTCATGACTTTAACTTATTAAGAACTAAGAGTACTCTATCTCCTGCAACACACATTGATGTACAATATATTGTAACAATGCAAAGTTGGTTAGGTGGATATAAAGGAATAAGAAGAGCAGAGCCTCCTGGAACAGTAAATGGAAGTGGTGGTGTTCCTGGACTACCTAATAACACTCGTCTTACTTTTTATACATCACTAAGATCTGGAAGTGGAGATGATGAATATGCATGGGTTCATCCAGACTTAGGAAATACAATAAATTTTAATGCTACACCAACTAGTCCATTCTACGATATATTAGGACCTCAGGTGATTTGGGGAAATGTATATGTAGGATCTATGTACAATACTCCAGGAAGAGCTGGAATAGATGTAGGAGTTAGAGCTAGAAGTACAGAAGACGGTACTGCTGACTGGGGAATTGAGCAAGGTATTATATACTCAAATGCTAGTTATAATATTGTACCTAAGCAAGAACTTCTATTAAATCTGTATCAAACAATTTTTATGCTAGATGCAGACTCTGCTACATATATAGACGGGTTGAAGATTCTAAAAACTACTCCTGGAGCTAGTTATAAAGGTGCTAGCTACATATTTAATGCTTATGGAGAAAGTGGAATCGTTCTTGGGTTATATTCAGGTTTACCAGCTTTAGGTGGATATAAGGGAAACAGATGGAGTTACTGGGGAATTTTAGACTATGCATATCAAATTAGGAACTCTGGATATAGTGGATCACTTGAACTTAAGGATTTTTATTTAGAACTACAACACTACGAGTATATTTCTACCGATCCTGCTTTAGCAAACATAGAAGGATTTAAAAATATTCTATCTTATTTAATCCCAAACTCTTTAACACAACAACCTCAAGTACTATCAATACCTAGTGGGTATACTCCTACTGCCGTAACTCCTACTACTGAAACTACAGGAAGACCTAATGTATATTTAGTTAATCTATGTGCTAAAAAGACAGATGTATTTGCACCATTCGATGAGCAACAACTTGTATGGACTGGATACTACCAAGAGATAAACTGCCAAGATTTAGATACTGGGATAGGAAATCCAACTGGTGAGAGTTACTATACTGGAACATACTCCAATGAAATCTACGGAGGAGATACGTATATCTGTAGATATAGTTACAGAACAACTTCTGCTAATTTTGGATTGGCTCACTTTGCTAAAGGTAAGAATGTTACAAGTATAACTGGTACAAATAATGATTTTATATATGGGGATATTCCATTTGATGCTGTCGCAGGAACAACTGGTATAGCTCCATCAACAGTATTCAATGTATTAAATTTTGGATCAACAGCTAACATAACTAACACAATAGAAATATCTGCAACTGAAGCTACTGGAGGAGTAGGAACAAATAATTGGTCTTTAGGGAGTGTCGATCCATTTACTACCATATATCAGTTTATGGTAGAGTCAGATGATAATATAAACTACAGACATGCTGGAGATCCTATAAAAGGAGTAGCAGAATCTTCAAGCATGTACTTTGATAAATACGTGGCATCTGAAGTTTTGTGGAGGTCTCCACTATTTGACTTGACTAAGATGGATAATATACTTTACGGTGAGCATTATTCAGCTGTTCAAGACTTAAGAGTTACAGTACCATTCCCTAAAAAAGATGTATCTACTTATCTATTCCCCAATAGAGTAATAAGATCTGGAACTCAAGATGGAACATTTGCAGATCAGTATAGATATTTCTTAGCATTTGACTATAAAGACTTTGCAGTAAACAAAGGAGAAATTACAAACATATTTAACCTTAATGCTCTTCTTTACATCCATACTGAAAATAGTCTATTTAGAACTAAAGGTAAGCAAAACCTTGAACTTTCTGATGCTACTCAAGCTTATATTGGGTCTGGAGACTTATTTGCTCAAGAGCCAGATGAATTCTTACAAAGTATAGAAGGGTATCTAGGATTACAGAATAAGTTTGGATCTTTAGTTACTAAAGATGGATATATATTCGTAGCTAGAAGAGCTCGTAAGATATTCATGGTAGGAGAAAAAATATCAGATCTTACAGAGCTAGGATTAAATAGTTGGGCTAGAGAGAATATACCATTTGTATTAGAATCATATGGATGGGATGCAGATGCTACTAATGCTTACTCAGATTCTATTACTAACTACTTTGGATTTATAATCAGCTATGATCCTCTATTCAAAAGAACTTTGATAACTAAAAGAGAAATAGTTCCTACTGACACATTTATAGCAGAATATGCAGCTGGGAATATAATATATTCTCCTAGCATCAATTGGTTTAAAGATCTATATGATAATGCACTTAAAGAAGAAGATGCAAGATGGTTTATAGAAAAAGGATGGACAATTTCGTTTTCACATACTCTATCTGTATGGGCAAGTAGGCATAGTTATATCCCTAAAATGTACGGGTATAACTTTGATTTTATATACAGTTTTAATAATAACTCTATATACGAACATAGTGACCTATTTAATCCAGGTAATTTCTATGGAACAACATATAACTTTGAGATTGATTGTATCTTTACTGGAGAGATTAGAAGAACTCAGCAAGGTACAATGTCTACTAAAGGCATGTCAAAGTTATATTTCTCATTTGCCTACACTGCAGATGTGTATACTAAAGATGATATTTCTGCTATTCCTAGACAACAGTTTGCTCCAGGATTTACAAGCTACTATGTTTACAATACAACTCAAATCTCTGGAGAAGAGACTATAGAATACCTATCTAACATACGAAAAGTAGATTCAGAGTGGACTTTAAATAGTTTTAGAGATATAGCTAAGTTAGACTATAACTCTTCACTGTCTTCAGGGCAAGTATCAGTTAATGGAGATATTTATTCTGGAACATATACTCATGATGTTACTCAAAAAATGTTTTCAGATGAAGGTATTATAAACTCTAACTACATAGACTATAATAAACTATGGTATGACAAAAAGAAGTTTGTAGATAAATTCATAGGAATTCGTTTAATTTATAACAACTCAACAAGAAATTTAATAAATTTGTACGGGGTGACAGCAGCCTCTAGAGTCTCAGCTCGATAAAACTAAAAGCCCATGTCTAAAAAAGCTAAATCTAAACAACCTGCAAGAAAAAAATATGTAACTGCAGGAGCATTGGGGTATAACCAAGCAAACTATACAGGGTCTGACTTTGCTAGTCCCTATGCTACTAACCCCTTCTACTATGATGCAGGAGCTGCTATGGCCGCTCAACAGCAGATGAAATCTGCTATGAGTGCTAGTCAAATTCTACAACAACGAGCCTCAGAAGAAAAAAAAGTTAGAGACGAAGAAGAAAAAACTAGACAAGCAGAACTTAAATCTGCTAGAGAGCAAGCTAAAATTGCTAGTGAGCAAGAAGTAAAGGCTGTTGGAATGGATGCAGCAACAACTGCTGGGGACTTAGGAAAGCAATATGTTAAACAAAAATTAGTAGAAAAAGCAACACAACAAGCTGCTACTAATGCTATTGCTAATACTGCTATGCAAGCAGGACAAGCAGGAGTATATGGTTCTACATTAGGAACTGCAGCTAATACTGCTGCTTCTGTAGGACTTGGAGGAACTCAAGTAGCTAGTTTCGCTGCACCAACTACATCAACTGTAGCTGGAACTCTTGTTCCTGGGGCTGTAGAAGTTGGGAGTCAAGTAGGACAAGCAGCAGCTAATAGTGGTGGTAGTGTTGTTAATGCAGCTGGAACAGGAGCTAGTTTAGGAGCTGGATTAGCAACTGCAGGTATTGGTCTAGGTTTAAATATCGGAGGAACTCTTCTTGAGAAAAGTGGGGATGATTATGACCCTACTACATTTACTGAAAAAGAAAGAAAAAGAAACTTAGCAGGATCTGCAATGAAAAGTGCAGGTACTGGAGTTGGTACTGGTGCAGCAATAGGAAGTTTCCTAGGACCAGGAGGAACAGTAATAGGTGGAGCAATTGGGGGGTTAGTTGGGGGAGGAATAGGATTAATTAAAGCAAAAAAAGAAAACAAGGAAGCTAAAAAAATTGCTGATGAATATCAACAAGCAGAAAACGTAAGACTTGCTGAAATAAAAGCACAGGAAGCACGTATAGCAGCTGAAAATGCTAAGATTGCAGGAGCTTACAATGCTGCATTCGTTAAGTCAAGACTTGCTGGGGCTCAATCTGGGTATGGGTATAGTACATCAAATAACCCTAGCATGATGACTACCCCTAGTTTCTATGGTGAGACAGGAGGAGTTAGAGTTCCAGGGGGAAAAGTTGTCCCTATAGAAGGTTCTGATGCAGTAGAGTTTGTAGGAAACAAACACTCTGAGAAAAAGATAGATGGTGTATCGGGAATTAGACCTTTTCCTGATACGGAGGTAGAAGGTGGAGAGACTATGGATCAGGTAATGATGGCTAAGTCAGGAGGTAAGGGTAAAATGAATGACTACTTCTTCTCAGCTTATCTTAAACTTGGTGGTAAGTCATTTGCCCAAAGACATAAAGAAATTCTAAAGTCTGGAGGCAAACAAGCAGATATTCAGAAACTTGCTGAGATGCAAGAGGCTGTTGCTAATAAAGAAGGAGAAAAGGATAGAAGTCCTGATACTATAGCTAAGTATGCAAAAGGTGGTAAAAAACAATTACCTCCAAAATCTTTAAACTATATTGACAGTACTCCTTGGAGCTCAGCATTTATTTCTTATGTGTATAGCAATGCTGACCCTAACTTCCCTAAGAGCCCCACACATACTGGATATGCAACTGGTTTAAAAAATAGAGATGATTGGCAAGAATTAGATCCTGCTACAACAAAACTCCAACCTGGGGATATCATTGTAAATAATAGATCTGGGAATAAGCAGAAGTTTGGACAGTCTTCTTACTCTGGTTTCTCACATGGTGATATAGTAACTAAACTAGAAGGAGATAAAGTATATGCTATCGGAGGTAATGTAGATCCTGATGATGTTAATCCAGATACCCCTGATACAGTAGCTGAAAGAGCTAAGTCTCTAAAAGACGGAGTACTGGCAGATAGTGGATACTTTGTAGTATTAAGACCAAAAGATCCCCAAGTAGCTCAGAGAGCAGTAGAACTTGCTACAAATGAAAAGCAACTTTGGGAAAGTAATAAATGGAATGAGCATGCTGATACATCTCAATCTAGATTGCAGACTTATTACCAAGCTGGTAAATTAGGAATACCTGGAGTAAGACCAGATGATGGTAAGCCTGCAGCAGTGTCAGCAAAACCTCAGGCTAGTAACCAAACTATGAGTGCTGATCAATATGCTGCATTAAATCAGGGAAGACAACCTCTTCCTTCTGGGGCAGCACAATCTGTATTAGGTCCAATTGACTATGCATTATTGGGTGTAGGTAGAGCTCTTGCTAGTGGAGCTAGTGGATTAGCAGGAGGAGCAGCAGGTGCTTGGGAAGGATTTGCAGGAACAGCATCTGCACCAAATGCATCAGCAGCAAGACCAACAGCCTCTGCACCTAACATGGCAGGAAGAGGTCCATTAATGTTAGAAGCACCTACACCAAGTACGGCAGTAGGAAGATTCACTGGAAACATAGGTCCTGCAAAACCAACAACTCCATTTAGAGTTGTTCCAACAGAAACTGGATTAGTAAGACAACCTCCATTTTATACTGATCCTAATTACATCAATATAGAAGGAAGAACTATTGGATTGAATAAACCTTCTTCTATAGATAATCAAATGTTCAAGCAGTTTAATATAGGAATGCCAGATGCTACTGCTCAAAAAGCTGCTGGATTTACACCAACTGGATTTGATGTTACTGCAGCTGAAGGTACTGCTGCAGTAGATCCAGGAACAGAAGGACCTTTCCCATATAGAGAAACTCTTCAACCAATTAAAAGTAAAGAACCTGGTTTATTGCCTACAAAAATAGCAAAGCCTGATCTTAAAAAAGACACTGGATTAAAGAAGACTGAGAAGAAAGTAACACCTCCTAGAGACTCAAATATAAATGGAGCTTTACTTGCTGGATTAGGACAACTATTACCTGTAGGAGCTTTGTTGGCAAGTCCTTATAAAACGACTGCTGGAATAGATACAAGTGGTGCTGAATTTAAAGGAGAGTCAGTAGCTCCTGGTTCTGTAGTTAGAGGGGCTACACTTGGAAGAGTTTCATTGGGTGCTGAAAGAGCTGCTGCAATAGCAAACTCTAATGCTATTAATAAGTATATTGAAGGAACTAATGCAGGCCCTGCAGCTATAGTTGGCAAACTAGCTAATTCTTCAAGACTTCAACAAAATATGTTGCAGATTCAAGAAGAGGAAAGTAAGATTAATACTGCTATTCAAAACAAAGAAGCTGAACTTGGTCAAAGAGCATCAGAGTTTAATGCTCAACAAGCTATGGAAGCTTCTGCTGCTACTGCTGAGAATAGACAAAGAGCTTCTGAAAGTTTGCAAAAAGCTAAGATGTTTAATAAGCAACTAGAGCTAAATGAAAAACAGTATAAAAGAGAGGAGTTTTTTGGAGCTCTAGACGAAGCTGCTACTCGTATAGCTGGAATCTATAAAGATGATAGATCATACAAAGCTCAGGAAAGATTAGCTAATGCTATGGATGATGCTGGTTCATACCAAAGATTCCAATACTATGAGGATTTAAAAAAGCAAGCTAAAGATCCTCAATCTGAATTTTACGGAAAGACTGATAAAGAGTTAAGAGATTATGCAGCTGATCAGTATAATCAGTATATAGGTAAAGCTAAAACTGGGGGAACTAGAAGATATACCTCTCGTTTAGGTGAATTGTCAAAAGGTAAAAAAACATTTAATATCTAATAGGTATGCCGTATAAATGGAATCAATATGTAAGTACTTACGTAGATCCTCAATCAGTAAAAATATCTGAGACCTTACGTAATAGGTTTATAGAAAATTTTAAAGCTAACGATGAGTTGGCTTTAGCTGTTGATCAGATGAAGGCTGCACTTCCTTTTGAGAATGACGTTAAAAGAAAGAATGAACTTCAACAACAAATTACTGAGAGTCTAGAGGGCTTGGCAGGTAAAGGAAATTATGAAAATCTAGGATTTGCTATTCATAGATTATCTAAAGAATTTTCTACTAGTAATTCCCCTATTAAAGAAAACTACGAAAGATATCAAGGAGCTCTTGCAAATATTGATAAACAATATGAGAAGGGGGATATTAACTCTGAGCAATATGCCAAAGCAGCATCTTACATTACTAAAGGGTATAAAGGCTTTGAAACTGACCCTACTACTGGGAGAGTAAAAGCAGGTACAATGTTTACAGCTCCTACTATTGTTAAAGATCCTAAGTTAATGGATCTAATGGCTAAGAGACTTGAAATTCTAGAACTGAAAAAAAGAGGATATCAAGAAGGGAGTATAGTTACAGATGAGAATGGAACCTACAAACGTAAAGTAGGAGCTTATACAGAAGAAATACCAGAAGCAGATGTAATGCAAGTATACAGTTCTGTAATTCAAGAGCCAGATGTAGCTGCTTATCTTACTCAGATGGCAGATATGAAAACTCATGAAGCTGATAAAAGTGGTCAGACTCCTGTAATTCTTGAAAATCAAAAGCAGCAGTATGAAAATAAACTAGCTGAGTTAAAAACTCAAGTTGGACTAGAGACAGATGAAACAAAGAAAGCTCAGTACCAAACTGCTATAACTGCTCTTACAGATGCTAGTGCTAAAATAGATGCTGCTATGAAAGACCCAGCACTTGCTAGTGAGTTAATGAGAGAAGCTTATAGAGCAGAGATACTACGTCCAGTAGAAGAATATGCAATGAAGAAAGCAGGTCTCTTTACTTATAAAGAAGAGTCAGGAATTACTGGAGGAGATGGAAGTGGTAGTGGGGGAGGTGGAGCTGCATCAATGGTTCCACTATACAACTACGATATGGTTAGAGCTGATATGGATATATCTGGTGTTGACCATAAGAGTAAGATGCAGTACCTTGCTACAACTGATCAACAGATTGCAGCTATTACTGAAGACTTGGCTGCTAATCAAAATACCTACTCTGATGAAGTTAAAGCTAGTCTAAATAGTACTCTTAATACTCTGATTAATAATAAGTCTAGAGTACAGGCTCAGATGAAAGAAGCTGCTGACTCTTCAGTAAGCATGGCCGATTTGCAATCTGTAGATAATAAAATAACAGATGTAGTTAAAACTATGTTCCCAGCTTACTCTTCTGGAGATATTTATAGTGAGGTACAAAAGATATTTGACAACACTGGTGATCAAGATTATATGGATTTCCAGGCAGCTTTTGATAAGCAATTTGGTCAAGGTGCTTTTGAGGCACATATGGCCGAAAACTATAAGCCTTCAAATTCTGCACCTGGATCCTCTAGAGTACCAGGAGGTTCATTGTATGCAACAAGTGATATGACTCCTGAGCAAAGAGAGCTATATTATAATGGATATGCAAGTACTCCAGAACAAGTATTGAATAAATTTAACGGTAAGTTACAGTCTAAAGTTAATGCTAAATATGCAGAGATTAAACAATCTACTGCATACAACATGGGATTAATTGAGACTGGTATGGGTAAGAGTATAGATGTTTCAACTACTAAAGCAGCTCATAGTTTCTTCGAAGGAGAGAAAGGAAGACCATTAAACCCAGAAGAAATTATAACAGTTATGCTACCAGACGGTAGTGTTAAACAGCTTAATGGAAATTCACCAGAGCTAGCAGGATATAAGATTGTAAAATCAGGATGGAATCCAGGTAATAACTCGTGGAAACTGAACCTTATGAAAGGTGAAGGGGATGATGCAACAGTACTGACTGCTGTATACGATGGAAATCAAATTAAGAATGAAGGATTGAATGCAGCTATTAATAATCCTGAAGTAAGATTTGGTACTCTAGTCATGCAACAAAGATCAATGGAACCTGGAAAAGTTAGAACTCTAGAGACTATTAAAATTAATAATGAGAGGGTTCTAATTAATATCTATAGTAGAGGTGATGCTTCTCCGTATATTTCGATCACGTATCCAGATGGCACTCCTTATCTAAAAACTGATAAGGACAAAGGTGCAGCTACTAGACATAACTTAGATGAGCCTGCTATTAAAGGACTTATTGGTAGTGGACTTGTAACAGGCTTTTAAATTTAGAATAGAACCAACACATGGAGGAAAACCCATACTTAGCACAGATTGCTGAAAACTCAGGACTTCCTAAAGAAGCAGTAGATTCTGAAAATCCTTATATCAAGCAGGCACAGATTAATGCTGGTAAGCCTTTAGAATATAAAACTGCCCCAGACAAGTTTATGTCTGGATTGGAGCAAGCCTCTAGTACAATAAATGTTACTAATAGATATAGTGATGCTCTTGCAAATTATGCTAAATATGATGTAGGTTATAATCCATTTGGTGAAGACTGGAATGAGATCCGTGCAAACAACCAAGGTGTTGGAGAAAAGCTAGGAAGAGGAGTTCTTAAAATGGGAACCACTATGAGTGGGGCTATTGCAGAAAACACTATTGGAATATTCTCAGGTCTGGCCTCTATGGCTACAGGAGGTACATATGCAGATAATGCTGTAGGTAGATCGGTAGATGAGATGAATGAGTGGATGGCTGAAAACTTTCCACACTACTACTCTCAAAAAGAACAAGACCCAGATAGAAGTGCATTTGAAGCTTTGGGTACTGCTAACTTCTGGACTGATAAGTTTGCTAATGGACTTGGGTACTCATTAGGTTCCCTAGCAACTGTATGGTTAACTGGAGGTACAGGTGTAATTGGCAGAGGGGTAGGACTAGTAGGTAAAGGGATGGCTACTCTTGGTGAAGCAGCTGCTGTTGGTAAGGTGGCAAGCACTGGAGAAAAGCTTAAGAAGATTTACGAAGCCTCCAAAATGATTAAAACTGGGGCTAAACTATCAGACGATGTAGCTGGAGCTGCTAAAACTGCTAGAGCTTTGAATGCTGCTAAGCACCTAGAGGTAGGAGCTATGATGTCTCTTGCTGAGTCTTCTGTAGAAGCTAGAGAAAAATCTAAAGAGTTTATTAGAGAAAGTTTTGCTGCTTGGGAAGAAGCCAATCCAGGTAAGTCTGCTCAACAGGATATGACTGCTGAAGAAAAGCAGGCAATCTTAGAGAGTGCAAGAGCTGTGGAGAATACCACATTTGGATTAAATATGGCTGTTCTTATGCCTACCAATCTATTCACTTTTGGAAGTATGATAGGGGGGTCTAAGAAATTAGCAGGTCTACCTATTGGAGAAAAGATGACTGAGGACATTATAGAGAAGGGAGGCAAGTATGTACTTAAAACTCCTAACTCTGCTTTTGGTAAAACCCTTGCTAAAGTAGACAAGTTTGCAAGTCCTATTTATAAGAACTCTCTTAATGAAGCTTTCCAAGAAGGAACACAGTATGCAATTGGTGTAGGAGCTAGTGAGTACTTTAAAAATAAATTTGATACAGGAAGTGGAGACTTTGCTGAAGCACTTACTAAAGGATTAAGTGAGACCTTTGGAAGTGCAGATGGTTTGGAGAGCATGCTTCTTGGAGCTCTTACTGGTGGAGTAATGGGCACAGCTAGCACTACATTCGGTGCTGAAGCTGCTAAAAGGAAAAACCTTGTTGCTAATACAGAGAGACTTTTAAATATTAAAAACAGTGCAGCATTTACAGATATCCTAGCAAATGCTGAACAGAATGATGAAAGCTTAAGAACTATTAGTGCTATAACAGCAGCTAATGCAGTAGGTAACTACAAACTTGCTAACGAACTTAGAAAACAATTAATTGCTACCAGAGCTGCAAAACTTCAAGCCCTGGATGCAGAGGAACTTGGACTTGAGGAATTCGATGATCTCGAAAAAATGTCCGAGGAAGAGTTCATGAAACGTACTGGTTACGACACTACTAAGACAGAGGATGGTAAACTTAAGGCCACATTTGCAGAACAGAGTGGTGGTAAAAGTCATGTACAAGCTATACAGGATCTAAAAGAGGAGTATAAAAAAGCATCTAAACTTAATAGAGACTTAGATGATATTATTCAAAGGGTTAATCCTATTAAGACTGGCCTACCTGGTATGCTCCAAGGCAAAGAGCAAAAGCAAGCAGATGCTACTCAGAGACTTTACAACCAAAGGTTGAAAGCTATTTTAATGCAGCATATGGTTAGCATTGATACTAGAGACGAAGAGATTAATGCTAGCATTGATGAGCTCAGAAGACTTTCCCCAGAAGGTCCAGACTCTTTTGCAACTATAAATAAAGATGATATTCTTGCTCTTGTAAAGAAGAACAAGATTACTGTTTCAGAGACAGGAGAAATACAATTCCCTAAATCTGTAGTTAGTACAACACTTAGTGACACTGCTTCAGAAGAGGCAAAGGCTAAAGCCAAAGCTGAAGAGCAATCTCCAGAAGGACAGAGAAAGAAGAAGGATGAGGATGAGGAGAATAAGATTCTTAGCAAACTTGAGAGATCAATGAAGTATGCTGACAATCTTAATCCTATCGATAAAATGAAATTCATAAATGAGTTGCAGAACTTATTTACTGGATTGCAAATGAGAGAGGAGTCTATAGCTGCATTCGATGAGCTTATGCTATCCCCAGAGAAAAGAGATTTGGCTATACTAGCTAAACAGGGAGCTAAAGCACAAGCTAAAATTATTAATGATAATAAAGAAGCTAATGTAGTTATAGATGAAGCTAGATCTACTGCAGATTTAGATAGCCTTATCAATAACGATACTCTTAGTCCTGAACTTAGGGAGAGACTTCTTAAGAGATATAAAGAACTACAAGAGATAGAGGATAGGTATGTAGAAGATTACAATGACCTTCCCGATGCAGTACTTAAGGATATGTTAGATGGCATTGAGGAACTTAAAGATCAAGATCCTCAAAAAGCTATAGCCATCCTTAGAGTTGTAGCAGATAGAACTGGGGAAACTAAAGCTCAGAAAGAAGCTAGAGCTAATAACCCAAAGACTGATAGAGAAAAGAAAGCTGAGCAAGATGCAGCTGCTGCCGTTGCTGGATTTAAAACTTCTGACGGTAACACTCCAAATGCTAAACAGTATGTAAATGCTATTAGAGTTACTACCAGTGACAACAGGAATATCATAATTAATGGAGTTCCCTACAGGAATAATAGCATAAGCATTATGGATGCTATTAAACTTAACATGGCAGCTCTTGATGACCAAGGTCAAGCTCCAGTTATGTCAGTAACCCTGATAAATAAAGACGGGCAGACAGTTATATTTACACCAGAGAAAGACCCTATTCTAGTAAATGAACTTGCTGAGGTTATAATGATGGGTTATATCTCTGAGGGTACAGCTGATACTGTAAATATGACCTTAGAGCAAACTGAGATTAAGGTAAAAGATATACTAAAAGTATTAAAGGTAGAAGAGCCAAGACTTAATCAAAAGATAGCTATAGATGAAATTACAGGTACTCCTGCAGTATATGAGTATGCAATAAAAGAGGTACAGAAATTCCTTGATGGTTTATTTAAAGCTAAACAACTTTTAGAAGAAGCATACAAAAGAAATAATCAACCTTATACTGCAGTTCAAAATGATGAAATCTATAAGGATATAGTATCATTAATTGAAACCTATAACAAGAAAAGAGAAGAGCTCGATAGGACACGTAGAGAAATGATAGGTATGCCAAGTGAAGGAGATCCTTCTGCTATGGCTACTGATATAGATCCACAAGATGCTGTAGAGATTGCTAATGAAATTGGGAGACTTGAAAAAGAAGCTGATGATTTAAAGTATAGTATAATTAAATCAGAGAGACAGATTGAAGCTTATAAAAAACTTCAAGACCCTACTAGACTTGTGATGAATGCTCCTTCACCTGAAGAGGTAGAAAGGCTAATAGATAAAGAGGAGAACAAGCTTAAAGAATTATCAACTAGATTAGAGCTAGTTAATGCACAAATTGCTAAACTACAAGAACAAATAACAGCACAAAATGAAGCTAGAGAATCAAGTGAAGCTGGCCAAAACCTACAAAATGCCGAAGGAACTGAGGAATTTGCTACGGAACAAGGAAATAGACCAGAGACTGAGGGAGATGTTGAAGTACCTGCGTCAGAAGAACTAGACATCAATGAAGAAGATGAGGACTACGTAGATCCAACAGATCTAGAAAGCCTTTACTCAGATGAGGTAGATGATATTGACGAAGTAGATGATGTTACTATTCAAGTAGATTTCGAAACTGAAGAGGAGGCACCTACTGAAGATATCATCGATGAAGATAGTCTTACGATTGAACCTGTAAAAGAATCTATAGATGAAGAAGTAGAAGCAGGTAGTGAGCATGGTGGGGAAATAGATGCTCGTCTTATAAAGACACAGCATAAAACTACAGATGACTTCAACCATATAATTGTAGACTCTGATGGTACTCCACTCCCTAATACAGAATACTACAACCCTGAGACTGATACTGGAACCAGACAGAAAGATCTTAGTGGGAACTTTATTAAAATAAGTCCTAAACTTCTAGCTTCTCATATTGAATCTAATATAGGAACAGAGGTAGTATTCCAAGTAATTCCAGATACTGTATACTGGCAAGGTATAAAAGATAGCATACCTGCTAATAAACATTGGGAGAAAGTTCCAATCTTTGTTGAGATAAGAACTCCTGATGGTAGAATAAGAAGAGTTGGTATGCTTGAGGGATATGCTCCAGGTAAACCAGAATCTAACATAAGTCGTGAGGAGATATACAATAATTACCTACAAGGTAAGAGGACAACTAGTACTATAGCAGGTAAGAGATTTAACTCTCAGAATATTGCAAATGCAGTAGATAAGAATGGAGATAGATTCTTTTACAACCCATTTGCACAGGGTACTCCTACTATAGCTATTGCTAAGATTGAAAGTGATAGTGGTGCTGGTAAGTGGGAGATAGGTCTACAGGGAGACAATATCCAACCAGGAGATACCTTCCCAGACATAAAAGCATACCCTGAAGATCTAGGTAGAGTTGCAATGATTGTTAAGAGTCCTCTAGGAGGATTCAGACACTTGAGACTTACTACTAAGAATATGACTAAGGCTGGAGTTAATTCTGCCAAGCTTGCTCTTATGAATGGTCAGTCAGATATTTTACAAGATCTTGTAGGTTTCAATTTAATTGCAGAATTAGCAATTGGTCTAGAGAGAACTGACATGATGTTCTGGTTGCCAGTAGGGCAAGAGAACTCAGAAACTAGAGAGAATACATATGCCTTCTACCTACCTGAAGCTGAGAGCTATATTCGTATATCAGCATCAAATCTTTCTCTTGCATTAAAAGGTAAACAATTTGACTATGGCTTTGTAAAAGCTGAGAAAGGAGAGAAGGGTGGAATAACCTTTGTTAAAAATGAAACTAAGGATGGTCAATGGAATACGTATGCAGGCAAAGTAATTAAAGCATTTGAAGGTGCTTTAATGGATAAGAAGTATCAAGTAAGCATAAAGAGACTTATAGCTAATGAACCATTTGAATCTCCATTTATGAATGAGGAGAATGGAGAAAGAAAAAAATATGCTAACTATTTAGAGTACTTAAAAGATCCTAGAGCTATTCCTGATATGGATTCTGATAGTAACTCTTGGACTGGAATCATAGGTTCAGATATGTATCTCAATGAAGAAGGAAGTCCTTACTTTGACATTGGTATTACCTATGGACCTATGCTTGTAAATGGTAAACCTGTTAACTCTGCTGAAGAAGACATTTCAAATAAATCTGCTAAAGCTAGTACTACTTCTCAAGAGAAGGAAGAGAGTGATGAATATTCAGATGAGGATGATGACTACAATGATATTAGTGACTTTGATCAAGAGATAGAAGATAACAATGAAGTAGCAGAAGCTATTGGTCAGACAGAGGAGGAAGAAGCTGAGACTGAAGGTTCCACTACAAATCTAGAAGACTTGCTTAAGTCTCAAGGTAAGCTAGGACAAGAAGATGAGATAGTAGAGGATATAGAAGAGACAGATATTCCAGAAGAGGACAGAGATCTCTTAGATCCATTAGTAGGTAAACTATTGGATATTAAAGAGAAAGAGTATAAGGGTATGTTTGAAGACCCTATTACTAAAGAAGAGACTCACTACAAGATACAGCCTGAGGGAACATCTAATCCTAAGAAGTTTAAACGTATTACTAGCTTCTCCTCTGAGCCATTTAATGGGACAGAAGAACAGAAGGTATCTTCTAGTAGAGCTGGTAATACTGTACATGATATTGTAGAGAAAGTGCTTATGGGGGATAATACTTATACCCGTGGGGATAAGATGTCTCGTGTAGCATTCCTAGATCTTAAGAGTCAGATATCAAATATCAGACGATTGATAGATTCTAGAAAACAGAAAGTGATCTCTACTGAGATGATTGTCTACAGTGAGAGCTATACTGATTTTGCTGGCAAGTTTGACATTTTAGCTAGAGATAAAAAGACTGGTAAGTATTATCTTTACGATGTAAAAACTGGTTCGGAAGCTGGACTTGCAAATTATGAAAAAGGATACACTGACCCACAAACCAAAAAGGTTTCTAAAAGCAAGAGAGATCAGCACGGAACTCAGTTGAGCATGTATGCTTATGCCTTAAGAGGAATAGGCATGGATAAGAACGTAAAAGTTGAAATAACAGGAGCTAGTGTTTTATATATACCAGTTAGATACGATAAGACTGGACACATAGATAGAGTATCTAGCATGGCTGAAAAGAAGTTTACATTGAACTACGACATTAAAAAGTTGGTAAAGGGAGATGTATCTTTCGAGCAGAAAAAAGCAACGACCAGCTCCGACCCAGGCATCAACAATGCAGGTAAGAAAAAGGCTAGTACTAAAGCCACTACTAAAAATGAAACTCCTAAAGGTAAGGAAACAAAAGCTGAACCTATTAAGAAGTCAACAGACAGTGGATTTGTGCAAGGAGAAACCTTAGATGCAGGATTGAAAATGGCTATAGCAAATGATGCTATAGATGCTGAAGGAATTGTAAACCTATACAAAGGCCAAGGAAAGACTATAACTCTAGAGGAAGCTCAAGAATTAATGGATAAGGTAATAAAAGAAAACTGTTAAGATGACATTTTGCCCAAATAAATCTCTTCCTGAATGGAAGGCATTAGAAGAATCTCAACCAACCAAAGCTTATTACCTATGGAATAAGTACAAGGGTGAGGTACCATCTAAGTACTACTTCCCAAAAGAATCTGATAAGAGAGATAGAGCTGTAGCTTACTTGTCTAAAATGTTTCCTGGTAAAGAAGTAGTATTCTACGACTTTGCTAAAGAGATAGGCAATAAGACTCAGCATGGATATATTGAGAATGGAGCAATTAATCTGTGGACATCTGCCCAATCTGGAACTGAGTATCACGAAGCTTACCACTTGCTATTCAGAACAATGTTGTCTGAAGAACAAAGAGACAATCTATATAAAGATGCAACCAAACAATTTGGAGCCCCTACTACTGCTGAGATTCAGAAGATTCAACAGGAAGTACAGGGACTATATGATATTGTAATTGGTGAAGAAGAAGCTAGAAAACTTGTACTCGAGGAGAAGATGGCTGATGGATTCATGGAACACATGAAGACTGAGGAAGAGAGTAGCAAAGGCATGCTGGATAGATTAGCCAAGTGGTTCAGAGATTTGTTCAGCTGGATAAAAGGAATAGCATCCGATAAGCTAAGTCTCAGAGATGTGTACTCACTTATGGAAACTACCAAGGCCAATGACACTTTCCTAGGTAGAGGAGTATTCAGAAACCCACAGGCTATGCAGAGCTCTTATAATCCTAGCATGCTTGTAGAAGGTATACCATCGGCTACTGTAGAGAAGATGGTACAAGGACTTACTAACATGGCTATTGATGAAATTGAAAGTTGGGATACACCTGATGTAAATAAAATCTTAGGGAGCAAAAAGAATAAAACTAATGGTTCAATTGTAAATGGACTCCTATATCAGATTTATGATATCAAAGGGAAAACTACTATAGATAAGACAGACATCCCTAAGATGTACAAGATGTTGGCATTAGAAACAAGACACACAAATGCCAAGACAAAGTACAATACTCTTAAAAGACAAGATTCAAAAGCAGCTGAAGCATTTAAACCTGAGGTAGATGGATACCTTGCAGACCTAGTAGAGTATGCAAAGAAGAATGGAATAGTTATAAAGAAGAAAGTAATTAATCCTGACTCCTCTGATAGAGATAAAGCAATAGCTCAGAGACAGATAATTAGACGTAAGCAAGTTATAAATGTAATTACAAACTGGTATGGTAAAACTGATCCAGAGACTGGTAACACACTTGTCCCATCATGGAGACAAATGGTACTTAATGGACTAGCTGCTAACCAATACTCTGTAACTAAAGATATAATTACAGTTGATAACAAAGAGGGAGATACAGAGAATGACAAGATTGAGGCACAAGATGCAGGTGCAGACGAGAAAGATATTAAAGGAAGAAGCCACTTTGCTGACTCACCGATGAGTAAACTCTCACAAAGGGCAAAAAATCTTCTTAGACGTATCCCTATTGTAAATCCAGTAAAAGAGGGAAACAAGATAGTATATAAGAACAAAAAGAATGAGGTATTCACTAATATGAATGAGTACCACACTCTGCCTTTTATATACAAACAACTATCAGAACTATGGGCCGACACTCTAACTTTTGAGGAGATGGAAGCTAAGCTTATAGAACAGTCTAAACACAGAACAGATATTAAGAGTATTAATGCACGTGTTGCAAGTATGTCTGAAGACGATAGGGCTACTCTATATAATGCATTTGCTAATACTAACTCTCAATTTAAGTTGATTCTATTTGGAGAGGATAGTAAGATAATCAATGCCAATAGCTCTACTACTGAAAATAGAGTAGCAAAGCAGTGGAGAAATCAGATTGTAGAAGTAGGTGGACAGGAAGAAGATACAGACATAACTAAACGTGCTGTATACATTAAAACATTTGGGGATGATGAGTCATCTGCTACGTTTAAAATAAAGTCAGAGAAGTTTAAGCTCATATCAAAGTATTTCCAAAAGAGCTACGAAGCTTCTACTAGAGAATTTAAAGATGATACTGTTGCTGACAGTGCATTCATGAGTGGTCCTGAAGGACAAATAAGTGCACCAGTACAAGCATTGGGTTCTCTAGTATGGCATCTAGGCATGAGTTTAGGAAGTAACATTCAAGAGTTTGATACTATCCAGAATTTACAAAGCTTAGTAGATAAAGGATTTACAGTAATTAAATCTGAGACAGACAAGAGAAAGAAAATAGAAGTTAAAGGAAAAGCTGCCTTTAATCTAATCTTTGAAAGAGCTAGACTCGTAGAAACATTTAAATCTCTTTCCCCTACTACTACTTTCTCTCGTAGTGGACTAAGTATAGGAGAGATGAATGAGAGACCTATACCTTATTATGATGCAGACTTTGCTAAGAAGGGTATGAAGTTCCTTGCCAGCCTAGCCCCATTCTTTACAAGCAGATCAGCTGAAAGCTTTGTGACTGCAGTAAACACAGCTACATTCCCATTGAATATGGCTACTCCTATTGCTGAGTTACCTACAATAATTAAAGCAGACTTAGCTAAGAATAAAGAAAGAGCCTTGGAGTTATATAAGAAGGATCCTTTCATCTTCCCTCCTGGCATGGAGCCTAGTCACTTATTCAATCACCTGCAAAACAATCAAAAGTTTGCAGAGGAATTTAGTGTAGATCCTTTATCAGCTATTAGAGACTATGCAGAAGATGCATTAGAGTATGAAGACTTTAATAGTGTTGATTCTATTCTTTCAAGAATACAAGCTTTTGTAAACAATGAAGACGCTACCACCTATGGAGTAACTGTTCCTTCTATGGGGGACAGGGCAATCATGTTGTTTATGATTATGCCTAGATTATCTGGTCATGGAAAAGATAGTCTCAATATGACTTATCAGCAAGCATTCATAAAAGGAATACTTCAAGATCTTCTAAGAATAAAAGAAGCTAAGAAGACAATTGGGGACCCTAATGCTACTAAGATACCAGACTACCATACTGGACCGACTACTGGATTAAGCAGTGAGTTCATGCAGTTTGATGGAATAACCAAAGATGGTGAAAGAATAGTAACTGATGTATTCATTAGTGAGAAGGGTGGTGGAATGTTTATGTCTGATCTTGCTGAAGATTATATAAATGCTGTTAACAAGGGAATTCCTTTAAACCCACAACTCAAAGAATTTGCAAATGAGTTGACTAGGATGACCGCAGATCTTACTTTATTCTATCAAGATGCTGCAATTCAAATTGCAAAACTTATTGAAGAGTCTGGTAGAAAAAAAGACTTAAGTACTAAACAGTTATCAAAATGGGCAGAGGGTACTAAGATTGTAAACTCATCTGATAACTCTAAGTTTGTTCAACTAGCTACCCCACTTCTTGTAGACTTCCTTATCCATGAGGACGTAGGTAGAAATGAGATTATTAAAATAACTAGGGGTAATAGAGCTATGTTTAAAAGCATAGAAGACTTTACCAAACGTCAAAGAACACTAGGTACTCCAGGAACTAAGCTTGCAGAGAAAGGTACACTTGGTAAAAAAGAATCACAAAAACTAACATGGCTTGACGACCCTATGGGGTATGGGGCTATCTCTCAATATGAAGAGCTAGTATTTGATGATCCTATGGGACAGATTACTTCTGTCATCTCACAGAAGATGGATGAGTGGGCAGTTAGAACTGCTACACAACTTATACAATCTGGATATACTCCAGAGGAAGCTGCATTCACTGCACAATATATGGCAGGTGAGTTTGAAGAACATGATGGTTTGACTCTTATCTCTATAGACTGGTTGAGAGAAATAATGGAAGGTCAAGGAGAGTGGAAGGAGTATCATGAGCAAGCTTATAAAAATTATAAGCAAGATCCTGAAGGAAGATTTTTATATCCAGCAGGAGTTAAACTGCCTAAAGGAGCAAAGGTTGGACAAGAGATTCCGTTCAGACCATATAAGCCATTTGGTAATGAAGTTAAACGTATAGGTAACACTGTAGCTTCAGATATCACCAAGACAGCTTACTTCCCAATACTTAAATCATACACTAAAGCCTTCCCAATCATGGACGACATGAGGATGAGGATGGAGGCTAACCCACTCGAAGCAAACAATCCTTATGCAGGAATGAAAAAGATACACACAGCTAGTGCTGTATCTGCTAAGAAGGGAGTTAAGTTAAATATACTTGACATTAAAAACTGGTCACCAAGAGCTGGTGGATTCTTTGCTAATGTGAAGTCTAATAGAAATAGTACATCTGCTTTACGTTTCCCTCAAAGCATTCCTCCTGCAAAAGAAAAGTCTGAAACAATCTTTGGTAGACAGGTAAAAAAGAATGCTATTGCTAATGTAGTATCATCTGCAACATACTTCTACAATGCAGGTCTTAAAGAAGAGACAGCTGTATTCGGGGAAGATATGACAGCACTTTATCATGCTGCTATTGAAGAAAGAATTAAGAGAGACCTTGAGTCTGTAAACAATCAAATAGGACTAGGTCAATTTAGAAAGGTTGTTGAGAAACTTAAGCTTGAAACATCTACTAATAGCAAAGTAAATATAGATGCTATTCAAAATGCTCAGGAGTTTAAAGAGGCTAAGAAGAAGTTGATTAAGAATATCAGATCCTTAATTGAGAGTCAAGCTATAGAAAGAGAGTTAAGTGATAACTTTATTAAGGCTCTTGATATAACTATTGATCCTGTTACTGGTATTACAAGGTTCTCTATCCCACTTGACTTCCCTGTATATGGAACAGCTTTCCAAACAGCATTGCTTAGCATATACAACAACAATGTATTCAAGCAATATGTATCAGGGTATGAGGCTGTACAGACAGCAGCTCTTGGTGGATTCGAGACAAACAACTCTCTTAACTTCCTGGAGATTGTAAATCATGCTTCTAACAAAACTAGAGGTACAAGACTAGCCCATGCTGAGATCATGGTTAGAGAAGATGTACTTAGAAAGTTTGGAATCGAACCAGGTGTAGACTTAGATGCTGCCAATATCCCAGAAGAACTAAGAAGAATCATTGGCTATCGTATCCCCAACCAGGATAAGGCATCTACTATTATCTTTAAGATTAAAGCTATTCTTCCTGCTGGATATGAGAAGGCAGTTGTAGTACCACCACAGTTAGTTAAGCTTATGGGATCTGACTTTGACGTTGATAAAATGTTTCTCATGTTCCCAGAGATTGAGAATGGTGAAAAGGTAAAACCTAACTATAATGAGCTTTGGAGAACTAAAGACGTATCTAAGGTTAGTGATAAGGAGCTGATGAATGTTATTCTAGATACAATAGAAGCTGTATTCTCATCTCCTGAGCATTATCTTGAAACACTTCGACCACTTGATGATGAAGTTTTAAAAGATATTAGAACTAGCATTGTAAGTTTAAACGAGTCTTTGAAACCTAATAAAGTGTTTACAGGGGGTATGTATGAAACCCAAAGTGCTGTAAGAAACTTGCTAGGTAACAAGATGAGAGGACTTTGGGCTAATGCAATGGCTGGTAGAAACGTAGCAGCTGCATCAGATAACTTTAACTTGATGTCAGAGTTTGCTATTAAGATTCAAGGGGAGTTGATGAATACTAAATTCCTTAAAGCAATCCCAAAAGATGCAGGATATAAGTATGACTCAGGTCTTACTACAGATAGAATTAGTAGCCGATATGTAACTGCAGCCGTGGATGGAACAAAAGCTCCGTATCACTACATAGTAAATGACAACCCAATCACTTTCCCAGTAGAGTTATTATGGGTGCATTATCATGGAGATACAGAATTACTACACCACTTCTTGAACCAACCTATTATCAGAGACTTTGTAGACATCATGGCTAATGAGCATAATGATGATCTATCTAAAGTTAACGTAGCATATAAAAAGGTTGCTGAGAAATACAATATAACACTGGGCAGTGTAGGATTACCTGATAATTATAAAAAGATCCCTAGTACATATACAATGTCCAGAGAGGCTATCATGACTCTGACTGTTCCATCTGCTAGAGCTCTTCAAAACTTTATGAAGATGTACACTGCAGGTAAGCAACTTAAGGAAGCATTTAAACTTCTTACCCCAGATACTATGTCTGGTATTAATAGGATTGAAGCAGTTCAATCATATGTAGAAAGAAAGCAGAAGTTTGATAATCCAAAAGGAGGACTAATAGATAATTCACCAATAGCATTCTATGGTAGAGCTAAAGATCAGAATGTCCTTACACAATTCTATGATGCAGATTCTATTTACGGATTTGAAAGAGGATATTATAACCTGTTAGTGGAAATGCTAGGAGTAGCTGGAACTGTATTCCCAATGACTACATCAGAATCAGCTATTAAATTTAAGGAAGCTATTAAAACAGCTACAGGTAGAGACTCGTTGAGTGTAGAACAGCATAGAGATATCAATGCTGCTATGATGTTCACAGTTCTGACAAGACAAGACTCCCCACTTAGTGTGTACTTTAATGTACCTTACAGTGAAGACTTATATAAACCAGGTAAAGGAAAGTTTACCCTATGGGCAAGAGTTCAAAATGCTTTACAGAAATATGCAAACCTTTCTGGAAATGAGTTCTTATCTAAGCTTAGTGAGGACGATAACAACAAGTCTGTAAAAGGATTTACAACTTTTAACTTTGATGCTACACAACAGTATGCACCTGAGGAGAAGTCTAGAATTCAAGAAGACTTGTACAACCTGATGTACAGACCAGAGGCTTATTTAACAAAACCTGGTAAAGGTGCTACAGAACAAGCAATACAAAAGTATAAAGGATCTATAGAAGAAATTAAGAAGATAGGCTTTGACCTATGTATGCATACCTTAATCTCTAACGGGTTTAGAAAGTCAGCATTTAACTATGCTACTATGATCCCGCCACAGTTCTGGCTGCAACCTCTTAAAAGAGAGATGGCAGGATTACCTGATATAAGTGTTGCAGAGTATCTGCATAAGCAATCTATGAACATGCAAACAGGTAACTACTTTACTGCTGAAGACTTAGTTAAGTTCTTTAGAATATTTGGTGAGATACGTCCAGGTGGATCTAATCTTACAGATAGGCAGACTCTTGGGGATACCGTACCTAAACTTGCTAAAGAGCACTACACCAATGTTGAAAAATATGGTGGATACCCTCCAGCAGTTATGGTATTCCGAACTCAAAAAGGAGAGTCAGGTGTGTATGTACTAAGCCCAAACTACAAGCAAGGCTCAGATAAAGCTGTATATTTGTCTCTCAACAAGACAGCTAATAAAAAGAAGCATATTGTAGGGGGAGAATACCTTAATATAAAAGTTGTAGGCAAGGAAACTAGTATAGACAGTATACTTCCATTCTTCAAAGGATTGTATATAGCTGGTGCTAAAAAAGTAGATCCTGCAGATGTTACTCAAATTTGTATGTTATAAAATAAAAATCAATGGCTTGTAAAGTATTTGAAATTGGCACCGAAGGAGAACCAGTACCCTCACTGAGATATCAAAATCTATTTGATACTTTAGAAGGTAATGCACCTAATAAAGAAAAAGCTATTAAGTACAGCTTACTTGATGGGTTTACTGAGCACTTTACTGTTAACAACAGTGGAGATCTTATAGTTAAAGGTGACCTGAAAGATCCTAAGCATATTGTAAATTCAATGAATGTTACAATTGCTAGATACTTTAAGCCTAATGGTAACACAGAGAAACTATTAACTGCCAAGAAAATAGGTAACAACAGATATCAAGTTACTATTAATGATAGTTTCTTTCAGCCTATTGAAACACTTGCTAAACAAGTATATGTTCCCAAGGCTACTACTGAGCAATTAGAGGATGCATTCAAGCAACTAATAGCTCCTAAGATTGCTGGTACAGAAGAAGAGTTTACAGAAGATACGTCATTCTTAAAAAGCAAAGAACCGTTCAAGACGGTCCCAAATCTAGCCGATCAAATAAAGCATCTCATAGATACTTTTTCTACAGCAGGAATTGTAGTCAAAATAAACTTTGATGATACAATAGATACTAAAGGAAAGGTTAAGCCTAATAGTGATGGTACAGTAAACATCACTCTTAACCCTGAACTTATGACTGAGGATACTCATATCCATGAGTTCAGCCATATATTAATTGACTTACTAGGTGAAGATAATTCTTTAGTTAAAGAAGCATTGAATCTTGTAAAGGGAACAGACCTATACACCCAGGTAGCTGAGGCTTATCCAGAACTATCTGAGCAAGCTATAGCTAAAGAAACACTCATAACATCTATGGGTATACTAGGTGCTAAGAGACAGAAAGGAAAATCTGTATTCCAAACTGCAATTAATAAATTCATTAGAGCTATTAAAAGTCTATTTGGAATTGAAGATAATGCAGTAGAAACTCTTCTAGATAAGCTATTCAGTAAAAGACTAAATGCTACAGAGTTTAAAGGTACATTGACTGAAGAAGAACAGAATAGTAAAGTTCTTAATAAAAAGATCTCAGATGTTAAGGACTTGATGCAGCTTACAGCAGAGACACTACAGTCCCAGCTTATGAGACTCGAAGCTCTACCTATTAAGAATGATGATGTAATCGTACAAATAAAATCTCAGTTAAGCACATTTAAAAAGATTCAAGAGACTAACGAAGATGCAAAAAAGAAAGTAAAGGGTGCAGTAGCTAAAGCAGAACAGGTAGAAGACTTTATAGGATTTGTAGACTATATGTCAAGAGTCGTAAAGACTAACCAAGAAAGTATTGACTACATCATGAGCTTCTCGGATGAGTCATTTAAAAACATGTCTGAAGAAGAAAGATGTAGTCTATTGAATACTATGTATCATGTAGGGAATAATATCCAAGACTTCTTTGGGGGTGGTGAAAATAGTATTGCTAGCAAACTGCAGAGTGCTATTGAAGATAGAAAAACTTCTAGGCTTAATAACAAGCAGCAGATAGCCCTATCTTCTATGGAGGAAAAGGTAGACGACCTACTTAAACAACTAGGAAGACAGCAGAAGTACTACAGAAATATTGGAACTGTATTAACAGCAGACCTTATCCTAGAGTACAGTACCCCAGATATAAACGATCAGATAGATATTCTAATTGATAATATCAAGACTAACAACCGTCTCATTGCTATTAAAAAAGATGAAGAGTACTATAGTCTAAAAGAAGATCTTAAGGAAAAGAAGATCACTCAAGAGGACTACGAAAAAGCAATGATAGAGCTTAATATAAAGCAACTTAAGAATAAAAGAATTACACGTGAGACTCTCATAAATGAACTTAGAGAAGCACAGCTTGATAAGTCTGCTTACTCTTTGTACATGGATCCACTGATCTACTCATCACAAGCATCACTGCAGTTATTTACTTCTATGGTAAAGAATAAACTTTACCAAGCATCAGCCGATACTAGAGATGTTATAGATGAGCTTGCTCCTGCTTATAAAGAATATGCAGCTTTTAAAGGATCAGATCTCAACCCTACTAGCTTTAACTCTGATATCTTAGAAACTCAGACTTATTATATACGTGATGAGCAGACAGGAAAAATGAAGCCTATGCAAATGCTAAGCTTTGTCCAGCCTTATAACGTAACTAAGTTCCATGAGGATGAGTACGAGATGAGAAAAGGTTTAAAGGCAAAGTATGCTCAACCTGAATATGGTACCCCAGAATATAGAGACTGGGCTAAAAGTGAGGCAGGTGCTAGATTCTTTACAGAGGTAGCTAATTGGTATAAGAAGAATACAATTGTAACAGAAGAAGGAGTTAAAGCTGTAGCAGATCTTGATGCTAGGATTAAAGATCTAAATAAAAAGATGGTTGGAGTACAGTCTAATCCTGACCTTACAGCTATATACGAAGCTCATAAGATGGACCTTCTACAACAGAAGGCTAGAATGTACGATGCCAAGAACGAACAGTACAAGGGAGTAGCAGTTAGACCAAACTCTAACTATGCTAATCCTAAGTATGCTGCTCTAATGTCTGACCCTAATTCTCCAGCAGCTAAGTATTATACAGCTCTTCTCAAAGTTTATCATGAACATCAAAAGGTATGTGGTAAGCAGATCCCACATAAAAATGATTGGGATAAAGTATCTTATGTAGTCCCTTCAGTAGAAGCTCAAGGTTTAGAAAAGTTGCAAGGAGATAACTACAATGTATTCAAGTCCACAAAAGACTTTGCAAATAGAGAGTTTGCATTCCTTTCAACAGATGATTCATACGGTGCAGTTATCAATGCTAACAAAGAACAACGTAACAAGATTGTTCCAGTGCACTACATCAATCCAACTGAAGCTAGATTTGTAAGTCATGATGTTGGGTCTACAGTTGTACTGTATGCTGGTATGGCTAACATGTTCAAGAGAAAGTCTCAGATTACAGGAGCTGTAATTATGATGAGAGATCTTGTAGAGGGAAGAGAGATACTTGAGAAAAATGTACATGGTAATCCTGTACTATCTGCAGCTGCTAAAAAAGCTGGGGTTAATAGATTTACTAGAAAGGATGGAGTATCGAATAACTTCCAACACTTATCTGAATTTATAGATAAAGAATTCTTTGGGGAAAAAGAAATTAAACAACAGTTTAATGTCTTTGGAAAAGTACTTAGTGCAAATAAGATGGTAAATAAACTTGCCACATTCTCAGCACTAAATACACTTGCATTGAATGCTCTGCAAGCAACTAACCAGTTCTTAATTGATAATGAAAAACTAGCAGAAGAAGCAGTAGCTGGTCAGTTCTTTAATACTAAGAATCTTACTTGGGCTAAGGCAACATACACCAAGTCTATGCTATCTGGAGAAACTATATCAGATGCAGGAAAGTTTAATAAAGAAACAAAACTTGCTAGATTTATCCAAGAGTTTGACTTGCTAGGTGGAGAGCTTGGAGCATTTGCTGATAAACGTACAGGCAACAGAGCCCTTAAAGCAGTAGATACTCAAAGCTTATTCATACTACAGCACATGGCTGAACATGAGACTGCTGTAACAAGAGGATTAGCTTTGGCTGATACATATAAAGGTAAACTAAAAGATAAGAACGGGGAGGTAATCAAGAATGATGATGGGTCAGAAGCTAATCTATATGATGTGTTTACTCAAGATGCTAACGGCAAGTGGAAGATAGACTCTAGAGTAGCCAACTTCAAGCCTATCCAAATGATTAACCTTGCATCTGGGGTATACAAGAAAACTAACCAGATTAAGACCAGCATTGATGATCCTATCATAAATAGAAGATGGTATGGTAAAGCTCTTTTGATGTACCGTAGATATTTCCAACCAGGTTTACGAAGAAGGTTTGGATATGGAGACCAAGTCCATTTAGATACTGAAGTAAATGGAATTACTGAAGGTATGTATACAAGCTTTGCCAGATATGCAAAAGAGTCTTTCACTAAAGGATTAAAGTTTGGTAGTGTATATCAAATTTTAACTCCGATGGAAAAAGCAAATGTTAAACGTACTAGCATGGAACTTGGATTCTATGTAGCAGCAAGTACAATAGCAGCTTTAGCTATAGGCATGATGGGAGAAGATGATGACGATGATGATTATGCAGCAGCATTTGTAGCCTATCAGGCTAAAAGGATTTCATCTGAACTAACTCAGTTCTATAACCCTATGGAATTCTATCGATTTGCTTCATCCCCAACAGCATTATCTAAGCCTTTCATTAATAGTGTAAAGCTAGCTGACCATTTGTTATTCAAAGAAATTCCATACAGAATTGGATTGAGAGACGAAGATGGTATTTACTATGAAAGAAAAGCTGGTAAGTATGAAAAGGGAGATCTCAAACTAACTAAGATGTTAGAAGATCTTGCCCCAATACTTAGAGGTTTAGATAAATCATCTAATCCTCAAGAGGCTCTTAAATTCTTTATTGCTCCTCCAGGAGTATCGTAATGGGCTTGAAAAAGGGGCTTTCGCCCCTTTCTTATTGCTCTTTTATTTTGAGCCTATCATTTTCTTCCATCAGCTTCTTAAGATACAGAGCTAAGTCAAGAGCTTCTTCATAGGCATGTTGCAGCCACTCTTGTTTAGATAGGTCCTTCCTATCCATAGTTGTACCATAAGTTGCTAATCCTCTTTCTTCACGGATCTTTAGATCCATGATTACTGATGCTAATAAGTTACTTGGTTCTTTCATATCCAATTAATTGGTTGTGAAAGATAATCATTAGCTTTCATAAAACAATTACTCCCAACAAATCCAGCTTTCATACTTCCATATACTTCAGCTGCAGGATGTGGTGCAGTAATTACAACATGGGATTTACTTTGATTCATATTCGTAGACTTAATTAAATCTTGGAATCTGTTTTGTGCATATTTACCCCATAAGAGGAATACAACATTGTCTTTCTCTTGAATCATCTTACCTACCATCTTATCTACAAAGCCTCTCCACAGGCTTTCATGAGAGTTAGGATGACCCTTTACTACAGTTAATGTTGTATTGAGAAGTAGCACCCCTTGTTTGGCCCAGCTCTCTAAGCTAAAGTCAAAGTTAGGGAGTTCTTCTTCTCCATGTTCCAAACATAGCTCTTTATAAATAACTCTAAGACTTGGGTTAATCTTAAACCCTTCTCTAACCCCAAAGGCTAGACCTGTTGCAGCTCCATTGTGATACGGATCTTGGCCAATGATGACTGCTT